ATCATTGCCAAGCTGACTACCAAGGAAAGGATAATCGTAGATGAATGAGGCCGATACAGGAAATAGTGGTCTGGATAAAGACAGGTGAACTTAAGATCCTCGTCTACGGAGGTGTGACCATCGAGTACTATCAGTCCAAACCATTTATTGTAAGATTAACATTAAACTGATGAGCATTATAGAAAAACTTTCAGACCGCGGTGGCTTTATTTACGAAGTCATCATGGTTACCTTGAAGAACAATCCTCCAATGAACAAAGCGAAGTTACAGTACGAACTACTGAAGTGCGGAGTGTACATAAAAGCACCGCTGTTAGAGGCGGCCATAAATACATTGATTGAAAAGAAGTTACTACCACCACCGAATGAAAAGAAAGAAGCCAGTCCCCAAGCGGAAACCGGTAAAACCCCCACTCCCATCGTACAACTTGAGCCACGATGATGTCAAGCACAAGATAGAAGTAGCGTTCGAAGCAGCAGGGAGAAAATACTATCGGTTCATTGACGATCATCAGATTCCGGTGGGGAGATACAAATATATCTATGCAGCGCTGAAAGAGGTGGATCTTCGGATGAACCTGGAGACATTGCAATCCTATATCAAGGAGATGAAGAATATCTTGGATGGTGGTATGAAGAAGAACCAAGTATCAATGGGCGAATTGTGGAAGATTGTGCTAAACATGGAATCAAGGATATCGCTTGCTTTTGAACCGGCCAGTGTAGAGCGGTTAGCTGCGGTTATATTTTTTGATGAGACAGAAGATTTACGAAGTTATGATCGTAAGTATGGATTGGATAAGGTAAAGTTTTGGCAAGATAACAATGTCACCGATTTTTTTTTGACGATGCCTATCATAGAGTTGTTAGGACTGAAAGGTATTTCGCAAACATCTTTGGAGGAATATATTCTGGACGCGAATCTGCTGCTTCAGGATTTGAGCATAGATCCACAGACTCAGTCATCGGAGAATTTATCAGAGAATGGGAAGAGTCCTTCGTGAACTTATCAGACGGAGATCCTATCATGGAGCGTGAACTTCGCTGGATGCCTGTTTATGACTTTAATTTTCGTATTTTAGCACTCAATAAGCATAGGGCCAAGCAGGAGAACTCTCTTGAGTTCGAACCCTTCGGCCTTAAGTGATGTTCGCTCGGCGAAGAATTCCATAGTCGCATTCTATCTTTTTGAAGATGGCTGATAAGACGCAGAACATCAACATCAACTATAAGTTCAATACGGCCGAGATCGATAAGGCCGCACAATCGCTGGCCAAGGTTAATCAGGCATCAAACAAGTTACAGCAGGACGCTGGTAAGGTGGGGCAAGCCGGAGCTAAAGGAGTTCAGGATTGGAGTAAGAGTATTGCCGGATTAGAGTCAGAGATGCAACGGTTAAAGTTCAGGGCCAGAAATGCGGTTGATCCTGCTGAAGCAAAGAAGTACGGCGATGCGTGGGCTGGCGTTAAGAAACAACTTGATGAGACTACAAAGTCAGCAGGGCTGTTTAATAAAGCAGCTGGTATGACTAACAATCAACTGGCTAGTATGATCACCAGTTTTAAAGGGTTGTCAAAAATAGCGGGTGTCGGTTTGCTTGCTACTGCTACTAAGGAGGCGGTGGATTTCAGTCTGGAGATGGCCACGTTGCAAGGACAAGTAGAGGGTGTTGAGCGGGGATTTGAGAGGGCTTTTCCAGCTAGCAGCGCACTGATTCGTGATTTACAAGCAGCTACCCATGATACGATGACCGATTTCGATTTAATGAAGCGGTCATTGCAAGCTACTAACCTCGGTGTGGGTGTTGAACATTTAGCCACACTATTTGAATTTGCCGCAGCCCGTGCTCAGCAGACCGGGGAATCTGTGGATTACCTTGTTGATTCTATCGTCCGTGGTATAGGTCGTAAGTCTCCGCTGGTACTTGATAATTTAGGTATATCTGTCACAGCGTTGAAGGATAAGTTTAACGGAGCCTCTATTGCTTCTGTATCTGTTGCTGAAGCTACTCGCGGTGTTGCTGAGATTGCTAAAGAGCAGTTGGAAAAAATGGGAGGCTATGTTGATACAGCCGAGACAGCGGTGAAGCGATTGGGCAAGACCTGGGAAGAAGTTAAGATAGCTATAGCGAAAGGACCGATAGGAGACTTCGGTGCTGGGTTTGCGAATTTTTTTGCTGATGTGTTACAGGGGTGGGCCGATCTTGGTAAGAATAAGGACAAGCAGTTGGAGGATATACGCGCTGCACAGGAGATAGAATCCTTAGTTGCTGTGGAATTGAACTCTAAGATGATTAAAGATCAGGAAAAGCTAAACGCAGCATTTCAGAGCGAGTTAAAGAAACGTTTTGATATGCGTAAGCAGAATCTTGTTCAGTTAGCCATACTTGAGGAGCAAGCAAACAAGATACAGTTGGAACGGTCTTCTGCACTTAAGTCGGGAGACAGCGACAGCTTCTTCCAGCTCGGATTTGCGCTGGATGCAGTAGTTCAGAAATCTTTGCCGCTTATTTCCTCAAATCGAGAACTCTCCGAGAGTTTAAAACTGTTGAAGATAGCTTTTGACTCTGCGTTCCCTAAGCCTGGTGATAATAACCTGACTGCTATGCGGGAGGAGTTGAAAGGGTTGATAGATACCTTTAATGAATTGAAGTTACAAAAAGATGATCGAACTAAGTTCGTTGATCCTAAAGAAGCAAATGAGACAATAGATAAGATAAAAAAGTTATCCAAGGAAATAAAGTTCTTGGAGGATTTGCTCAAAGATCCTAAAACGTTGAAGGTAAAAGTTGAGTTCTCTAAAACGATAGAGGATTTTATAGAGGAGTGGAAAGGTGACATCCATAAGTTCTTTGGTGAGGGAGGGGACTTGAAAGATGTAGAATTGAATCCGTTCTCTGGGGTGGTGTTTGACAGGAAAGCTATTGAAGCGACAGAGATATTTGATCAGTCTACACTTGATGCTATGGATGCCGATGTTGCTGAGAAGGCAGAACATGTTGCTGATAGTTTCTGGACCAGATTCAAACTTGCGTTTAAGCGTAAGTCTGTTACTGATAAAGACCTTGAGTTGCAGGATGCTATAGTGACTGCCGAGTTAACCGGAATTGATATTTTATCAGACCAGTTTCAATCCATAGCAAGTCAGGAGGCAGAGTTATTTGATGCCAGATTAAAACGTACTAAGCAGTTCTTCGAAGAGCAGCAACGGCTGGCCGGTAACAATGAGAAAGCGAAAGACTTGTTACGTAATCTTGAAGACAGGAAAGTAAAAGAGTTAAGAACTCGTCAGTTTATAGCTGAACAAAAAGCGGCCAAGCAACGGGCGTTGATAGATGGTGCTGCTGCTATCGTAAAGACTTTTGCTACAGTAGGATGGCCAGCAGGAGCAGTACTTGCTATTGCTCAGGCAGCAGCCACAGCATCACAGATCGCTATCATCGATCGTCAGCAACCACGATTTGCAAAGGGTGTGATCGACTTGCAAGGCCCAGGTACAACAACTAGTGATTCCATACCAGCAAGGTTATCCAAGCACGAATCTGTAATGACAGCCTGGGAGACAAAGAATGCAGGAGGTATATTGAAAGAGATCCGTGCCAAGAAACTTGATGACAGGGTACTTCGAAGTCTTCGTGAGTCAAGACATCCGGTTCAGGGTATGAGTGATCAGGGTATCATACGCGCTATAAAAGAAAACAAGTCACCGGATGTTATTGTGCAGAGCGGCATTGTGTATAAGGCAACCAAGCGGTCAGAAGATTACATTAAAAAGCAACGTGCTAAGTCAATACGGATATGAGATTCAGATTCACGTTAACGCATCGAGGATCTGAGAGCGCACCGTTCGCTGTACCAGCACTGAATACTTGGGATACCGAGACAGGGGCAGATGTTGAGTGGTCGCTTGGTCCTGCCCCGAATGTAACTGTGGTAGGGACTGGGCCATTTACCACAGAGAGTTCAGAATATCTGTGGGTAAACTATGGCTTTGAGGCTGGTGTTATATACAGTATCACTCTCGCTTACACGGCAACCTATTTAAGCGGTTCATCAAATCCAAGGTTAGCATACCTGAGAATTCTTGATAATTCATTTGCTACTGTATTCACTGAGTCAGATAGTACACCTATAAGTCCTGGAGGAACAGGTTCTCTTACAATATCTTTTACAGCCGACAGTTCCTGCGATAAAATAGCTTTCAAAGTACAGCAAGCGTCAGAAGTTACTTTCGTAGTCAATTCAGTGTCGGGTACAAGTGTGGATCCTAACGATGTAACGTTGACTCAGGAGATTAATGAGCCGGACGGATGGAAGGAATCTATACTCAAACTTGAAAGAGATAAAGACTACAGATCGCTTGTTGAGTTTTTTGAAGGCTCGTTCATTTTCTACGGTGACAATGGAGTAGTCAACGGGGGCATAGAATTTATCAAGGCGCTTGAGTTGGTGTATGGGCCGGATGTATCTATTGAAATGCTGATAGAGCTTACTGAGGATGATTATACCTGGGATCAAGTGTTTCTCGGACAACTGGATTTGTCGCTTGCCGAAGAGTTGATGGATAACAAGTTTCGCATTCCAATCATTCGCGATAACTTCTGGGCCAAGTTTATGAATCGCAAGGATACTCCTGTCGATTTAAATGCGTCTACGGATCTTGATCTGGCGGCTATAACAGATCCGGTTGATTCGATTGAGTTAATTTTACCTAGCCAGATCGTTACATATTATACTGAAGCACATGCGAATTATGGGTTAACGTACCCGCCATCTGTTGGCCCTGATCCTCAACCAGCACTCTTAATTAACTTTGATAATATACTTAATGATGACATACCGCTATTCACTATAGCCAGAGCGCCAGCTACCAATGAAGTAGCTAAAATATTGGGCCTGTTTGAAGCTCCTTATAATGGTGAGTACATCATCGAAATAAAATTGCCTGTTGGCTTATGGGATGAAACATCATTTCCTGGGGAGTGGAGCGGACCAGGTCTGGTCAGGTTAAGATTAAACAAGACCAATAGCGAGGCTGTGGATATTTATGATTATACAGACGGTGATGGGTTTGCATTGAGTGATGGCGCTGACAATATCGGGGTGTTTCATCTTACGCTTACTTATAGTCTGTTTAAGGGAGAACAATTAGCTATAAGATTACACCGATCCGATGTGGGAGATGCAGTTACTGTGTTTGGAGAGATACGATTGGTATGGCATACTGATGTTCAACTGGCCACTACACAGGCTATCACATTGTCAGGAGAGCAAACTATAGATGGTGTGATGACTTCCACCGACAGGGTGTTGGTTAAGAATCAGGGTAACTGGGAAGAGAATGGCATTTATGTTACGGGGGCTGGGGCGTGGACCAGAGCTACGGATATGGATTCGGGAGATGAAGCGTACCTGGCCGCTGTGTATATTACTGCTGGAGATAACCAATCAGATAGTTCGTGGTATCAAACGGAAGATATTGCAGATATTGGTATTGGTCCACAAATCTGGACGATAACCGATAATTCAGATGAGCATATTAACGCATTACCACTGTCAATATTCGAAGATGATCGGTTTGGTAACTTTATTAAGATCACAGCAAAGACTAAGTTTCGTCAGACGCAACAGCCAGCTTCATTGATGCATGATGCAGGAGCAGCAATATTAAAATCATACGGACTTGGAGAAACCAATCCGTTTTATTCGGAGGTGATGGGGTCTGAGTTTACGTTGGCCAGACAATACGAACAGAATGGATGTATATGGAAACACGCTGTGCTGAGAGGTCTTCAGCTGCGTGGATATACTCTTGCTGAGAAACCGTTTTTCACCTCGTTTAACGAGTGGTGGAAAGGATGTAATCCGATATTTAATCTCGGTCTTACTTATGAGTTCAGGGAAGGATATACTGTAACTCCTATAGGCAGTGAAGTTGCTGCCCTTGCAGATTGGGAAGACGCTCTCGGATCCAACCCTGGTGCATGGACGTATACTTCACCCAACGTTCCGCATACATCGGTTAACGGGGATGCCGGTGTTGAAGGATATACCAAAGGGGCTGTGGCCACTGTTGCAGGTCAGACATATGCATTCTCCTATGTACTGCATATCGCTGATACCGGTGTTGAAGATCCTCTTATAGTAGTTACTGTTGCTATACTTGATGCATTTGATAATGAAATCGTGACCATTGAATTAAATCATATAACGGCCGGATATAAATTTGAAACATTCACGCTGACTCCGCTCAGTGACGGTACAAGTGTTGCCATGAGACTGTTGAATAATACTGTCATGGAGACAAAGACGTTTGTCTTACGCTTGTTCACGGGTGCTGCCTGTGAGCAGTTTTTGTTGGACCCTGAATTCCTTACCGGTTCTCCCTGGACGCACGATGCGGCCGGAACGCCGTGGGTAATTACCGGAGGAGCCGCTACGTTGAGTTTGGCGTCAGGTGATTCTGAGCGTTTGATACAGTCTTTTGCTGGTGGAGGAATCGGGGATTACTTAATAGTCTATCAGCGGACAACTACGAATTTCGCTGTTAGCGTGGACTCCATGAACCTGGCTATAAGTTGTTATGACGAGGACGATAATCTTATCAGCGGATTAGGTGCATTCATTGTTGTAGATACTTCGATAGAGTCTACCGCAGCGTTTACCAGTGTTGTACCTGTGGCCACCATAAAGATCATAGCTGAGGTCAATTCTGGCGCTGATATGGATATTAGTCTTGGGTTTGTAGAGTTGTATGGACCCACACTGATAACACCCATTGTTGTTCAGGATGAGAATGTGATCCGGGTGGAGGAGGTGGAACATTTTTATGATCCTGATTTTGTGCTGGAGATATCGAACATTAGAAACATCACCAGATCATATGACAACGATAAAATATTTAACAAGATAAATATAGGTTATACGACTTGGAAGTCGGAAGACATTTCCGGTATTGACGATCCTCAGACTCAGCATATCTACTCAACACGTTTTGAGAAGATAGGCACTACCCTGACATTGTGGAGCGATTGGATCGCTGCATCGCTGGCCATAGAGACAACACGGCGTAAGACGATAGCGGAGTCAACCGATTTTAAGTTTGACGACAGTGTATTTATCGTGGCCATAAATACAGATGACGTATCCCCTGATGTCTATCGCCCGGAGTTGGATGAGAATTTTACTGATGTACAAAATCTTTTAGATCCTGAGACACGCTATAATCTCAGTCTTACTCCCACCAGGAATCTGCTGCGTTGGAGTAAATGGCTGAACGGATGTCTTCAGAACTACCTTAGTTCATACTACAAGTTTGTACGGGGAGAGGGTAACTTTGATATGATCTCCGAGATGATAGAGGAATCCCCTGATTGTCTTGATCAGGATTATGGCGGGGAACCACTGTCTGAAAAGCAGGATGTAGAAGTAACTGATGATATTATTCATCTTCCAAACTATTATGATATTGAGATCCCTTTGACTTGGCAGGATTACAAAACTATCCGCGAGAACAGGAAGAAGGCCATAGGTATCAGCATGACCGATGAGAATCACGTAGCTCTTTTTATAGATGAGCTGGAATACAATATCATGCATGCCAGGGTCAAGATCACTGGCTGGACCAACGTGTTCCTGGAGCTTAGTGTGATCGAAGATGACGTAGCCGATCAGCTTTGTATGATTCCTGAGGGGGAATGCGCGAATCCGATTACGGACGAGAATGATGTGGTGCTTACTGACGAAAATGGGGTATGTATAGAGTTTGCCTAAAAATGAATATATTTACAACGCTGTTCCGCAAAGGAAGATATCAAATTTATTGTCATGGTACTTTCTGACGCGCAACCTATTCAATTCTGGCCTGTAGACTGTGACACGTTTAACGAGCATGTCTCTGACGGTGTACATCATGTATGCTTCTGTCAGCCCGTCAACTGTGATGATACGATAGTCATTCAAGGATATGTGGTAGGGGAAGGATCTCCTCCTGTAGCTGATGATTATACGCTTACGATCGTAGCAGAGAATGGAGGAACACTCGCTGAGATTCCCTTTGATGTGCAGGAGGTAGGTGACAAGTTTGTATACAGTGTGACGTTGAATCTGGAGACAATGAGTCCTGACCTATGCAGTACCAGGGTCCAGTTTCAAATAAATAATGCCTCCACTGTTACCTCTGTAGCCAAGTCTGACTGCATAGACATCGCCGATCACGACAATACAATACTCATCACCTATTCTAACCATAGAAACTTCGCCGGATTAGTTTATCAGAATGCCTCTCCAGAGTTTGAATTCTACCTTCGTGTTCCCGCTATATTTTATCATCAGCGATTCCCCGAAGAGGATGAAGTCATTGAACTATCATCATCATTAGTTGCACTTACCGGAGAGTTGAAGCGCACCAGACTAATGGATACAGACTACATGCCGTATTACATGCATGAGAAAATTAAGCTTGTACTAAAGCATCAGTTCGTGTCCATCTACAACAAGGAGTGGGTGAAGGAGGCTGCTTACGAATTATCAGATACCGATAGAAGGTGGCCAGTCACCAAAGCAAAGTGCTGGATAACAGAGAAAGAATTTGTTCATAGAAATGTTTTATAACCTTAAACTTTAAAAAAGATGAATGTTTTAGTATTGCCTCAACAGAATGATGTGGTACAGGAGATGTCTCGCGTAATAAGAGAAGCCTACAAGGTATTCGCTGACATTTTCTGCGATGAAGATCAGCCGGATTACATCCAGCTTGAATGCGGATCAGAACTCGGTGGTGTTATCGCCATTGGTTTGATCAAACCCGGGTCCGATGTCGGAGATACCGATGTAGAAAAGATCGCCAACTTCGAAGATGAAGCCTGGTGGGCAGCAGCGTTAGCCGCTTCTCCGCAGGAAGCCTGGGTGATCCTTGACACTCGCGGCTCTCTTCCAGCAGGAACACCCACTGAGGAAGAAGGTTTCGGTTTGATCCCTACAGAACGTACGGGGGACGATCGTGAACTTACTTTCGAAGCACTTGGTGTGATGGAGAACCGTGACTTCGTAGCTGCTACCAACAAGCGCAGAGGCTGGGGTCTGATCTATGTAACGGCTGGTAAGGATACGACCACAGGAGGATACGAATCTTTCTATGTGTCGAACGTATCGGTGTACATGAGTGATTTGATCGAACAGTCTATCAAGACGCGCAAGCGTTGGTCAGGATCGGCCAAGTGGTCTACTGACATGACGCCAGGTCTTCCATTCATTGCTCCTGCTTCGATCTTTACCACGACTGCTTAAATGTTATACGGCTCAACCGAGTTTCGGGATCTCCTGATTGAAATTATCAGGAAGGAATACAGGCATCATAACTATGCGCTCACTGTGAAGTTAGCCAAGGAGATGTCTGTGCATGTGTACGGAGAAAGACCGGATAGTCTGCTCTCCCGTGTTCGTCCCGGAGAGGACGCAGATATCATGCAGTACCGACTCGATAACTTTGAGCCAACCACCAAAGCGCCCTGTGGTAAGGCGCTTAAGATCGTATCCAAGATCTTCAATCCTAACCTGTACTCTATCATCTGGCCCAAGGATAATCCTGTAGCCGAGGAGTTGCGTATCTACACCACGTATTATTTTCCGGTGTATAATTCGCTGATGGTGTATAACAAGGATGTTACGCTGAAGAAAATGATCGCGGATGCCAACGCTGTGATGGCCGTCAAGCCACAGCGTATCCCACAGAATGATGCCGAGAAAGTCAAGCCGATCGTTACCATCTACTGTTCAGAGGATATCTGGAACTATGATCTTGATCATTACCTGTTCCACATATCGGAAGAAAAGCTAAATGGAGATACCATTCATACCTTTGAGTATTATGACTTCACACAGTTCATCCGGTTCCAAACCTCTTCGCCTAACTATCCCGACCTCAAGATCACCGTTATCGAGTCCTACCAGCACAGCTTTAAGGATGAACGGGGGGAACAAGAAATTCCATGTTGGAAGTTACGTGGTAATACATTAACAGTCACAGACGGCGACCCTGTATACGAGTCCTTCTTTGCTGATGCCCAGCCGCACTGGAATCTTTCGCTCATCCATGAAAGCGATGTTCTCGGTTCGTTCGTAAAACACATGAACCCTCAGCGCTACATTATCGGGGAAGAATGTCAGAACAAAAAAGAAGTCGATGGCATCATGCTGCGTTGTCACAACGGTACGCTTAGAGGCGGCAGCAAGGATGGTAGAGGACTCTCCATGCAGTGCGACATGTGCGGCGGTACGGGCAAGGTAGCTTCCTCTCCGTACGAGGATATGATCATGCTGCGCCACAAGCTCGATGAGATGACCAACCTGACCATGGATCCTGTAGGCTATGTCCACGTACCCGTGGATGCTACCCGGATGCTGGCCGATCGGGCTGACATTATGGTACAGCGGGGTAATGCAGCGATCAACATGCTGATCGAAGATTATGTCGGCGCTAATCAATCGGGTGTAGCCAAGATCTATGATCGCTCCGCACAAAGCGATACGATCTATGATATCGGTATGGCGATGTATGATGTTCACTTCCAGAATCAATACTACTTCATCAACAAGTACATGAATGAAGTAGCGGATAGGTCGGCGGGTAAAGCAACGGATGAGAACCTACCACAGGTTAACAAGCCGACACGCTTCAATGTTGAAACCATGGCAGAGTTAGTTAACTCATTCCGTGAAGGTGTAGCTGCCGGACTCGATCGTAACTTCATGCAAGTAAAACAGATCGAGATCCTCTCGAAAGACCTGGATACCAACCCTGATCTGAAGAAGTACTACGTGACTATTGTGAACCTTGATCCCCTGTTTGGTATGACACAGGTAGACATTGATGCCAACCTGGCCAAGACCTTAATCAAGAAGGAAGACGCTGTGATCCACGCTAATCTGAAGCCCTTCGTAGATCGGGCGGTAGCGGAGAACAAGGGATTTTTGGATTTTGACCAGACGGTGAAGATGGATATCTTGCGCAAATACGCCCAGGAATTGATCAAAACGGAAAAGCCGATGATCGATCCAATGGCCATACCGCCGGATGACACCACAGGAACTAGCTCTACTGATCGAGACACTGATACTTGACGCTGATGCCAGGTATGCCAAGACCTTACAACGCTTTCAGAATGTCCTTTACGATGAGCTTGCGCTCATCCTGAAAGACCTTGATCTCACTAATGGTTATATCCAGCAAACCACTGCCAACCGGCGTATCTTAACCGAGGCTTATAATGCTATCGATACGGCATACACCTCCCCTACCTATTCGCTTGCTGTTAGCAATTACGTGGCGATTGTTCCCAAAATCGATGCGGCGAATATTGCATACTTCACCTCGCTTGAATCGGGTTTTGCGCCGAAGAAAGTATATCTGAAGTCTATCCAGAAGGAACTCATTACTACGGTTAATCAGTACGTGATGCAGGACGGATTACAGTCTCAGGTGATCCAGCCGCTTAATCAAATCTTAAATCAGAACATCAATGCCGGAGGATCTTACTCAGGCTTCATTGATCAGGTACGTACCTATGTGAGGGGATCCTCTGAAGTGGAATCCAAGGCTATGCAGTACACCAGGACGTTCGTCAAAGACACGCTGTTCACATATTCCAGAACGTATCAGCAGGCCGTAAGCGCTGATCTGGGGTTGACGTATTACTACTATTCAGGATCGTTGATGGATACCTCCAGGCCATTCTGTGTAGAACGATTCGATCAATACTATTCCAAGAAAGAAATTGAATCATGGGCTGGACTTGAATGGAAAGGGAAGAAACAAGGTACAACGGAGAGTTCCATATTTCATTTTGCGGGAGGGTGGAATTGTGGGCATCAGATTATTCCTGTGTCCGAATTGATAGTACCCAAGGAGGTTAAGGATAGACAATAAGAAAGGGAATCCGATCGCCTACCAGATTCCCTGTCTACCAGAGAATTTTAGAATTTATGAAGAAGTAAAGATAATTAAAAAGGCCAGCTATTGTGAGAATAACCGACCTTCCATGTTCTTAGTAGTTTACCACTCGGGGCAACACTCACTCCTACTACAAATGTAATTTACTATATTTATCACAAAATCAATTCATTATGTATGCTAAAGTAAAGGATCGCAGGACTGGGGTGCTTAAAACCGTGATGGCCAAGGCGTATCAATTAATCCCACACCGCTATGATTTGTTAGGTTACATAGACGAGGATGGTAATCCTGTCGAAGTAGCTGCTCCCACTCCCCATGTAAAAAAAAGTCTAGCAAGGGCTGTCGCTCCTGCGGCGGCTAAGGCCAAGCTCACCCGTGAAGATCTTGAGCGCATGAATGCAGAGGCGATGGAGAGAGCTAAGAAGAATAAGGCAGAACTCGATTCGCTTAGAGTACCAGAGGGTTTTGGATTGAATCCTGATATACTCGATGAGGTTGATAAGCAGATTGCTGCTATCCCACCTAGGCCATCCGCTACTAAAGTCAAATCCGTAAAAACATTTAAAAAATGAAGACCAAAGATTTCTATTCCAAATTGAAAGAACAGGGAAAAATAGATTCCCCCGACTTTGATGCATTTATTGAATCGCTGCAGGACAGTGACGTACCCGATGCAGTGGTGAAAGCGATTGAAGATAACTTCCTTACTCGCGAACGAGCGATGTCCGATCGCCAGGTCAGCATGGACATCTGGGGCAAGGCACTAGTGCCTGTCGATAAAGAGATTGATCGTATTACCACCTTCATTGAATCGCTCGACAAAGGACTGGCCAATGATATTCGCTGGATGGTAAAGGATCTTGGACCAGATAAGAGAGTACCAGATACCTTCAAACAACTGGGAAAGATTTCTCAATCATTACCGAAGATACTGGAGAAAGTTAAGGCTGCACCAGTGGATGATGAAGCTACCAAGAAGAAGTTAGCCGATTACGAGCGTAACATACAAGAGTTAACCGGCAAGTTTACCGAAGCAGAGAAAGCATACAATACCCAACTGGAGCAACAGAAACTAGAATCAGAGAAGTATCTCAATGACTACAAGATAGATACTCAGTTGCAAAGCATGGGAAATAAGTTTACTTTAGCAGAAGCTTACGAAAAGAACCGCGAGGATTTTACGCAAGTGTTCCTGTCCAAAATTAAGTCAGACAATGACTTGAGACTTGGAGATAAAAATGAGATTCAGGTCTACGATCGCGAGTCTGGAAAACCGAAGTTTAACGGTAACTCTCCAGTTACTATTACTTCATTGCTGGAAGAAAAGTTTAAGCCCTTCCTGAAACAATCAGGACAAGCCGCAGCTCCAACCCAGGAAAGTAATCATCGTCCACCTGAACGCAAAGAAGGCCATCGCGCCGGATCCCGTACAACGGTGGAGTAACACTCCTAACACATGCCATTCAACTTAGACATAGTTGGCGCTTGCGAGAACATTCGTAAGGAAGCCGAAACTATGGCTGGCGAGAACTACGCCTATAATCTCAAGCGCAAGACTGGCGCTTTGGATTTCATTACTTCCCCCGAGAACGGTGGAGTAGATGCATCATTAATCTCTTACGATCAAGGTAAGAAGATCGCCACGCTGAAACTGCTCTATGATCAGCGTACCAAACCCTGTCAGATCTCCACCAACTGTGCGCAGAATGTCTGCGATGAAGGCGCTTCTCCGCTTCGTAAGCAAGCCCTTATCGAGATCTCAGGGTGTATTAAGACGCCTGTACGTGCATACAATAACGATGACATGGTAGCGCTGTGCAAAGACACTGGCGCATTCATGCGTGATCGTGGTGTTCACGACATCATCGCTGCCCATCAGAAACTCGATGAGCTTATTCTCGCTGAGATGGATAACCAGATCGGTGTCAACTATGAGTTTGATGGTACTACCACAGCTGCAGGAGCGTATAAGTCAATCCAATTGACAGTTACTTCGTCTTCCCAGAAAGTACCGCTGCCAGGTAACTTCGCTGAGGTTGTCCTGGACTACGAGAACAACCAGCTTAATGGTACTCCTGCTATCATCGGTCAGGGTATTGTTCAGCAGTTCTATAAACTGCATGACTGGTCCTGCTGTAATGCTACCACTCCTTACGGAGAAGAGAACATTGAAGGCGATGCACGGTTCTACTTAGACCAGGCCGCTAACTCGGTACTTGGATCTAACAAGTTCATCATGGCTGCGTACAGGATACTTCACCTGTTGACATTCAATGAGAACCGTAACATTATGATCAATGATGAAGCACAGGTTCACACCGTCATCAGAGATCCAATGGGTTATCCATTTGATTGGAACCTTGACTTCTATTTCGACAAGTGCGATAAGCAGTGGAAGTCAATGTATTCGCTCACCTGGGGAATGTTCAATGTGTATCAGCCCGATTCGTTTGCTGCTGCTGGTGAAGATTCATCTCCTGATGTGTCTCCTGATTGCAATGACGATCTCGATGGTATGCTTGGTGTGTTTGGCTACACAGCCACAACCGCTTGAGTTGCTATAGTGATTATATAACAATTGACAGAAGTATCCCCTCGAGATCAGGCTTATATGCTGTTGATCTCCCGGGGGTCGAACTGTCGATGCTGGATCTCCTGACAAAAGAGGACCAAGCGGATTATCTTGAGTTCTGGGAGATGATCTATGACAAAGCCTGGCAAGGCTTCGTATCCGATCTCACGCATCAGCTGCAGGAAAAATTCTTCGTTGATTCAAAGCTAGTTTCACGGGAAACATCTCAGTTCTTAACGGATGTCAATGCTGGAGGATTAGCCGGAGTTACTATAGAATTTCAATTACCACGCTATGCAAAGATGCATGTGGTATCGATTAATTTATGGAGCGCTCTTGACTATGCATCTCCAGGTATTGAGATCAAGATCTTCGATCAGGATGCAGATGGTGATGAACTGTACTCAGAGTTCCATGAGGTGACTGCCGGACTTAATACGATCTTCATCGATACTGATTTTGAGACTGACAAAATTCTTGTAGTATACGACTCTGACACCTATTCGCTCCGTCAAACCGAGATCAAGCGCTACTATAACACTACGTATAGTGACTATTCCTGTGATACCTGTGCCTTCGATTGTGGAGGGTACACGGGTCGCATCACCGAGTACAACGGAGGTGGACTTAATGTAAAGTACAATGTGTTCTGTTCGGTGGAGAAGTTCGCCTGTGAGAACATCAACCTGTTCAAGCAAGCGATATTCTATCGTGTAGGTCTTGAACTCCTATACGAGCGCATGTTCGGTAACCGTATCAATAAGTACATGACCATGACGATCGAACGCAAGGATGAGTTACAGCTCTACTTCAACACGGAGTACGAGAAGAACTTAACTCGTTCAGTGCGGAATCAAGGTATGGGTGAAGATCCATACTGCTTTACGTGTAAGGGTATAGTAACAGCAAGAGCAGAATTACCATAATGGCAAAGAAGAAAGGCAAACGTTGCGGATGTGGATGAAATCCGCAATATATCTGTCAAGTTAAGTGCAGCACTTAAGTCCGACAGGGCTAAACGTGTTGCAATCAATACGGTATTGGCTGTACACAAGAAACGAATCTTCGACCAGGGACTTGACGCTGGCGGTGCTGTCATTGGAACCTATAGCACGGAGCCTATTGATATCCCTCCACGCAAGCAAGCCCGTAATACGGGTAAGCGACATTTCGCCGGAGGATACGCTGAGTACAAGACCGCGATCGGTAAGAATCCTGGGTACGTGAACCTACAGAATTTCGGCCAGATGATGGCCGATTATGGTTTGATAGTCAATGGACAGGATTACGGTTTAGGCTATAACAATTCCCACAACTACGACAAGTCCATCTGGCTGCAGGATAAGTACAAGAAGGAAATATTCCATCATAGCCAATCAGAAATTGATCTGTTGATGAACGTGTTAATGTTCGAACTTAATAAGTAATGCCTGGGATCATAGACACCATATCGCTTTCGATGGAGGACTGGGTGCTAGACTACTTCGGTGACGTATCCGCTGACATGCACTTCAAGAATTGGGGGTTTGTCGAGCTTGCCTATCGTGGATCGAAAGGTAAGACAGGCAATACTTCTCAACAGCCCATACCAGTTACCATCAACGGTACAGGGCAGCGTGACCAGGTATCGCTGGATGACCGCTACGATTATATGCACTGGATCCGATGGCCAGAACCGCTGACATCCGTTGATTCAGAGGAAGACAGCTGGGGATTGAGAGCAGGGAAACGAATGCATTTACCCTTGCGTATTGTGGTGGCTACTAAAGTCGGTGTGGGAGAGAATTTTATTCTAGAGCTTGTTAATGGACTACCCGAGAACGTGGTCGTGCCAGGGTTCGACTTTGTGTTCCTGAATTCTGATTACTCCATTGATCCCGATCACGAAGAGATCTATCGTACTGAACTGGGCAACACGGTGTACGAACAACACCGTTTCGATTGGAATTTATACGTGATTAACCTGTCGGTGGAATTTGTACAGGGACTACTATGTATTGAAGGATCACCCGATGTACAGGGTAAGATATTTGACGAGACATTTGATTCAACTTTTGAATAATGGAATATAGCGACTACGTTGAAACTAGATCAGATGCCTCTACTCCTACAGGAGCTGAGTTAGTTGCTGTGAGTCAGGGAGGCACGGCTAAGAAGATGACCGCTTCGCAGATAGCTAACCTGGCAAGTGTGGCAGCGTGGAACACGACAACAGCAGGAACAGTACAACGCTCTACACAAGCACAGGCACAGGCAGTCGCCACTCAGGCGGGACTGGGATCTTCTTCAGGACAGGATGATGCCAGAGCGCCTTCAGAGTTAGGACTGCTCGACATGCTCATTCAACTGTTCAGCACAGCGGTGACCTGGGTAGCGAAGATGACTTTCACCGCTGCACCAAGATTTAATTCAACAACAGCTTCTCAGTTTCTACGGGTAGATTCCAACAAAGATCTCGAGTCCGTGGCTGCAGCTACGCAGGCAGAGATGGTCACGGGTACGAACGACACCAAGCCAGCCACTGCCAAAAGCGTTGAAGACAAGCGGAGTATCACGCTGAAGTCGTTCTCCAACTCAGCGACAGGTTCAAGCACGATAGATTGTTTGAGTTCACAAGAGGTGACGGTATTTTATAATACAACAGTGACAGGGGCAATTACCATTGCACTCAGTAACGATTCTAACTTAGAAATATTAAACGTTGTAATTCCAATAACAGGTTCTGGCATAGGGATTACAACACCAAGTACTACCAGAATGTCGCGGTATACAGAGGTGAGTGCTGGAGATGGGTGGTATCAATCGACAAAAATTTTACAGGTATCAAGTGTTGGAACGGCTGATACGCATGAGCTTTCTTTTAAGAGAGTATCAGCAGGACCTACATTCAATTTACAATATGACGGACCTTTTAGAGCATGAGTTTACTACGTCACCATAACCTATTAGGCGGACCATTTCCGCTACCGTATTTATACACTTATGGAACGGTTCCTGCTGATAATACCTCTAATACTTCTTCCCCAATGACTCCCTATGTCTCTATAGGAAGCATCGGCATGAGACAAGGGGATTTAGTTCATGTGTCAAACTATGTAGGTGATAGTAATAGCAGAACGTTGACAATAACAGCGGGTGGTCAGACGTGGACCACCACTAAGGAGCGTAATGGTGGTATTCCGGAGATATGGACAAGCTGGTGTACGTTTAACGGGACCTGGTCAGCAGACCCAACATTTGCAATCTCAGGTTCAGCGGTAATGAAGTCTACGCAGATGTTTATCATCAGACCTCCAAAGGTTAACGCGGTATGGACTGTAGATCAAGGCCCGACATTTAACACTACAGGAGGCGCATCTGTAACACATGTGGTAACCGGGGTAACAAACACTATGAATAATAATATCACTATCGCAAGATTAATAACGAATACCACAACGGGTACATATAATGCGCATAGTCCCCTGTCATGGGTGCAAATTGGGACAGCTAACTTCAGGAACACTGGGCCGAACAATAAGAATGGTATGTATTTTATTTTAAACCAGCGCGTTCCCTCTGCCACAGGTAACTTAACGGTGACCACTAATGCGCTGGGTAACGGATTTGGCACAATGCATTCACTTTACTACACTTAAAAAAATATAAAATGGCAACATCAATCACTCCCGAACAAATGACAGCACTGGAAACCCATCAGCGGCATAAGGATATTTCAAAACAATGGGTTAAAGACATCGCAACTTTCCTCCGTGGCACTGCGAATGGTGATGAGACTTGGGCAAAGAAAAGAATTATCGCGGCGGGTGTTGCTCACCATCCTAACTCCCAGGATTACGGAGAGTGGATCGCGCAGATGACTGCTACACTCAAAGGGGCAGTGGTGTGGGATGGGGTCGATGCAGAGATAACACCAGAGAACCTGGATGCCACGGTTGATTTCCTGGTAACGGGAAATAACTACGATACTATGGCCAATGACATTTACACACTCAGAGCTTCAAGAATAGAGTTCTAACATGGCAACCAAGAAAGCAGTACTGGAGGATGATGATTACGAACCCGCTGTAGTCATAGGAATGATAATGGCCGCACGAACAATTGCTTCAGATTTAGATTCCCGTAAACGACAGTTTGCCCGGATTGTGTTAACCAATCCGGTAGACTATATCCCCATATTCAAGTATCTCATCATCGTAAATCTTGACACCACAAATTGGGGTTCAATGAGCGAACCGCAGAAAATAGCAGCCACAGAAATAGAGGCCTATAATGTATTCAGTCAAGCAGGAAACATAATATAAGATGGCACAGAAATCAGACGCAGATCTTCAGATCCAACGCGCACAAATAGAAGACGAGACAGCTATAGGCGCTAACACGGCATCCAGGATTGGACAGATGCATGAGGATGAGATTGATTCCAAGATCAATAACGACAAGATTATTGACGAGGACAACATGGCCTCTGATAGTGCTACCAAAGTTCCCACGCAGCAGAGTGTTAAGGCGTATGTAGATGCCAGTACTGGTGGTCACGTTATCGAAGACGAAGGAACGCCATTAACCCAACGAACTAAGTTAAACTTTGTAGGCGGGGGCGTAGCGGTTACCGACGATTCAGGAGACGATGCCAGCGTGGTGACAATTCCTTTACAGGGGGTTCGATCCGTAGCGGTAGCAAGTACTGCAACACTAACTCCAGACCTGGACAACTATGACTCTTTCACTGTTACTGCGCAAGCCGCGGGGCTAACGATAGCAAATCCAACCGGGACCTTACAGGATATGCGTGAATTTACGATACGTATTAAAGATAACGGAACACCACGTGTAATAAGCTACGGCACACAATACAGGCAGATGGAGATTAGTTTACCTGTACTTACCATAACAAGCAAGTACTTATTCCTCCAGTGTAGTGTAAACACTGTAGATACTAAAATGGATGTAGTAGCAGTAGTCAACGAAATATGATCTGGTCACAGAAGAAATACGGCATTCCTGCCACACCGAATTACGCCGCACTAACAGGTGCGGATGTGTTCGATTCTACCGGGCTGGTATATAACGCCACAAATTCATATGGACAGGTAAATTCATTTGGTGTCGTCGTACTATGGAAATCGCTTATAAATTCCAGTAAAACATTTACAGGAATAGATTCAAAAGGGGCCGGAAATTTATACTTTGAGAAAAATAAAAGGGCAAATGTAATACATAATACAGGCGCTGGGTTATTCAGGCAGGCTAGCGCAGTACAGTCTAGAACAGACTTTAGCTATCTGTGGCACCATGCTTCAGGGTTCTCAAGCATGAGATGGACTGTTCATTGTGTGGCCAAGTTTGGAATGGAAGATTTTTACGGATCGCTGTTTTCGATACTGGCTAACAATCAGGGCGGCGCGGCAAGGCCTGGAGTACTTATATATCAAGGCGATCGCTTAGCCGCTTCACAAGATGACACAGTAAGCGTTCAAATAACAAAAGCCACAGCGGGGAATATAATTAATAGCACGAACAACAATAAGGTAACTTCTGGTTCGTGGCATTTAGTTACGATAGAGTTCAACGGATCGCTTGGTGCTACAAATTCTGTAATACTTTATGTCGATGGGGTGTTGCAAACTATCACCACGACATCAGCGTCAACTACAACAAACATAACGAACTTAGATGCACTTGAGATTATGGGGTTGGGTGGTGCTGCATTAACTACAACATCCTTTAAAATGTCACACTTGATTATTCAGAATGTGGTGGAATCTTCAGGGGTTAGGAATACGATCATGTCAGAACTTGGGGCATGGACGTCTTATTTTAACGAGTCTGATAATGGTAATGAAATTACAACTTCTGGACAATTAACAAAGTTAATTCAGGAGAACCGATACTACCTGACCGCTAAAATTATACAGGATGTAACTGACGACAATAAAATGGTTACCCTATTTACTAATGGCACAAACGCCAACGGGAATGCTGGGAAACGATTGTCTATAATCAAAAGCACTAATTACGGTAAAACATGGGGGGCTATTTCTACAGTATACGATCCGGCTGGAACTGAATTTGTCCAGTGTAGTACAGCTGGAGTTACCCCAGCTAATAAATACGTGTGCATTTTTAATACGAATGTCAACACTTCTGGTACTGTAATAGCTAACCCAACTAAGCTATATGTTACATTTTCAACTGATCAGGGGGCAACATGGTCCGCACCTGTAGATATTACATCTTCAGTTCCATCTGACAGTCTTAATAATTTCAGTTGTGAGAGTCAGGTAATTTGTAATAACGGTCGCATACTGTTTGTGTTGAATAAACAAACTGACCCAGGCGTAAGCACCAATTCAGCCAATTATTGTATGTACTCCGATGATGACGGGGCGACATGGGCAACTACCACTATCCGGGCATCGCATTCAGACTATGTTACAGAAGCTGCGTGTCTTCATCTTGGAGGTGATAATATATATGTATTGATTGGAAGTTATCAGGACAACGAATGGAGATGTTTTACAAGTTCTGACAATGGTGATACATGGACATACGAGGGTCTTATGGATTTCACAACTTCAGACACTACACCGTCCACGCTACACAAATTTAAAATTAATAATACAGAAGTAGCGAGGTTTAATTACTATGTACATGGTTCATTCACCTATAAATCATCCTATGCACTGGTAGCGGATCTTTTGACTGATCCATTAACGGCTTGGGCCTTAAAACAGGTAACCATGAATCAGTTTATAATGCATGGTGACTTCTGCCATTATAACAATGGTATAGAAACGATATTTGTTACACCTGTTCAACCGGATACATTTTCAGGAACTATTGATTCAATGGGCTACGGTTACGGATTGGTGCCTGTTTTAACGTCACTTGTGCCGTAAAAAACATTACAAATGAAATATTTAATTCTCCTGTTGTTTCCCCTGTCACTGCTGGCGCAGGACTCGCTACACATAGAAGAACTCGGTGTGTACGTGAAAACAACCGAAACGCCTCCACCCATCCCCGTGGATTCCTTCCTTACTATTGATAATGCCGTGAAAGGCATTCAGGGATACCAGCATAATTATACGGGTAGCTGGACCGAAGGAACCAGTGCCAATTGGTATGCCAGTACATTAACCTACACAGCGAATGGAACTGTAACCTTCCGCTTCAATGGAACCAAAATTGAATGGTACACGGAGAAAGGGCCGACTCATGGTAAGGTAGGAGTAACGGTCGATACTTCACCAGAAGTTATCATCGACCTGTATGCTCCTGCATTTGCTCAGAAGGTAAAAGTGTTTGAGCGTATCACCACGCAGGATATTCATACGATCAAGCTACGCTCAACTGGTACAAAGAATCCTGCATCCAGCAACACGTATTTGCTAACGGACTTCTTCAAGATCAAAGATCCTGGGTTTGTACCTGATACTGTACCGCCTATTCCTCCACCAGTAACTGGTGATATCATCGTATCACCCGGGCAATCCATCAAAGCCGCAGTAGAATCAGCGGCATCGGGTAAGGTCGTAAGTCTATTGGAGGGTACTTACAACGAGAACCTAATCAATGTGCCGGTAGGAGTATCCGTGGTTGGGGCTGGTAAGCTGAAGACTATTATCAACTTCACCGGAAGCATGCCACAGCAATCCGAGGCAGCGATGTTCCAACTTAAAGGCGGATCTCTGGTCCGTATTATGCCGATGACTATGGGTATCACTGGCATCATGCTACTGGTTCTCTTGTGGTTAATAGCTAACTACGGACCGTGGGCAGCACGAATTAAAATAATAGTTACATCAGTCATCGTCGTTATCATTATTGCAATCATCATCTACATTGTTAATGCTCCCAGGGCTTCTCAACAGGCAGCGGGTAACCAAACCATATCCGGGTTTACGATAAATGGAAAGTTTCAATGCAACGGTGGCATTATGGTAGACGGTAGGGATGCGGTCAAGATATTGGATGTCAAAGTACAGGAAACAACCTACTTCGGAGCATGGTTAAAGAACACAACGGGTAGTGAGTTTGCTAATAACGAACTAATAAATGGTAGTTGGGCTTCTGTTGGATGGGTAACCGGCGAACTTTGTGTGCATAATATTACTAACACTATCATCCATCATAACTTCTTTAAGACTACACGCAATGATAAAGGATACGGTATCAAAGCACTGTGGCCTGATGGAACTGTAACTAATTCAAAGTTCTATAATAACAAGTTTGAATTGACACACTTCTCTCTATGGAACAATGGGTCAGCGCCGAACATTGATATTGAACTGCATAATACGTTCTACAATGGCATTGAGATCTATGAGAATGACTTCTCCACGATGGGGTTATCATTAGCCTCTCACAGACCGACTAAAGGAGGTAGGACCATCGTACGCAACAATCGTTTCGTATGGTGTTCAACCGCTCACATCGAACTGGTATGCTCCAACATAACCATTGGTCCGGGTAACGTGTTCAACGGAGCGCCGATGCTGACGGCGAATTTCCAGCCCAATGGAAAGTGGACGGATATCATCGTAACCGGTAATACCTTCACCAGTAACGGGGCGAATCCATCCTGGGGAGGAACGCATTTGATAGGTGCTAACGGAATGGACATGACCATTACCAACAACACCTACAATCATTTAGGTGGCTATACCTTTGTAAAGCACATGGGGGCGCCTGCGAACAGTACAATAGTGGATACAGGCAACACCAAGAACCAATGAATATAACATTCACCGAAGACATCGAAGCTGGTAATTATATCCTGCTTCCTGAAGACGGATCTCCTGATCCTGATGAGCCGTGTATATGTCTGGCCCAAGCCGGTACAACAACCACACTACCTGCTGGATCTCCGGCTGTAGTCACTTCACGGCTTGTAGATGATATAAATTACTTTGATTTTAAAATTCCGCAAGGAATTCAGGGCATTCAGGGCATACCTGGACCAACGGGGCCACAAGGTCCTCCAGGCACAGGTGGTGGGTCAGGCGGTGGAACGCTTAAAGGTTACTTTGATGTCACTGCATACGGTGCTAAAGCCGATAGTACGTTCGATTGTGCGCCAGCATTTCAGGCCGCCATTGATGACGCCATCAGAGCGAAAGGAACGGTATACATTCCAGCTACAGGTGCTGGATTCAACTACTATAGATTAAACAGCGGGTTAAATATCGTTGCTGATCCTAAGTACCCGGATAATCAGATCAACATACGAATAACTGGTGATGGTCACTTGGCCCGACAGATAGTTTATCACGGTCCGAGCAACGGCTCCGTGTTTAAAATAATAGGGATGAAAGGTGGCTACTTTGATAATGTAAAAGTAAACATTGCTGCTGGCGTTACCGGTGTTAAATGTTATGACATAGGAACAAGTGCTTACGCAGGTTCAACAGGTGGATTTTCTTTCCGGGATTGTCAAGCATTACTCAACTCAGGCGAAGGTAATACAGGGTGGAGAGTTGGCGCTGTATCCGCTGGCAGCGGTGCGGACATTTCAAACATTACGTGGAGCAATTGTACCGTTGGTGGTGGACGAGTCTACGGGTATCCGGGACAGTATGGTTTTCACATCAATGGTGGAAATTCCTTACAGTTTACTTGGGTGGGTGGTGGAGCCTACTGGTGTGAGAATGCTTTCCGTTTGGATGCAGGTGGCTGTATGTATTGTTATGGTGTGGGTGGATCCGGTAACGCAATTGACTTTAAACAGAACTATGTAAACTCGCTTACAGTTGATGGAAATCGTTGGGAAAATGGAAAATTATTCTTAGATGTATCGGGTGCTGAAGGACACTCAAATATAATGATCTCAAATCTTCACTTAGGAGATTATCGTCCAACGGACGGATACCTTTTCAGAACTAAACAGCCTGGAACCCTTATCATAGATGGATTATTCTTTTATAATGAGGGGCTTCGGTTAATGACTGCTCCAATAGTACTCTTAGAGAGCAACTTTCATATCGGAAACTTCCACATGAGAGGAGGAGCCGTAATGAGTAATGCTGCTTCACTTATACAGGTCGTTAGCCCTATCAATTGGAAAATAAGAACAACAACAGTAGGTAAAATGACTAAAGGATATTATTCGGATGCTTATTTCCCCGATATAACAACTTAACTTTAAACAATAAAAATTATGGCACTAGCAGGAACAATGAACACCACGCAAAAGATGCCTTTTACTTTTGCACCGGATCAACCACTCGATGGACCTCTCACTTCTGTAGTAGAGGGAGATGCAACGGTAACAGTTGATGACCCGGAGACTGGCCTCACGGGCTTTATCGTATCGGGTGAAACAGCCGGAGCGGATGTAGTGGTAACTTTTACCGGTGACGGTGAACTTGGCCCAGGTGTAGCACACTTGCAGGAAGTGGTTACCATCACCATCACTGCACCGAATGCAACTACGCTTGGTGGAACACTTGGAACACCAGTACCGAAAGAAGAGATAAATCCGCTGAGTAAAGCGAAGAAAAAATGAAAGTCAATATCATCTTTGAGTCTGTCAAAATCTACGATGTCGGGGATCGCCTCGATGTCGTAGTAGGACAGGCGTTCGGCATCGAAGTATTAGAGGCTGAACCTATGCCAGAGATATTCACTAACCGGGATCCTATCCTGGAGATTGACAACGATGGCATTCATGCAAACGCACTATCACTCGGAGAATCGATCATCCGGTTTATGGATGGCGTTACAGTGGTGAAGGATTTAACAATTGCAGTTGTTGAAGCTACTTCTCCTAACGCTACTACACTGGGTGGTATACTCGGTGATCCTGTACCAAAATGAAATTACTCCTCCTGCTGATTCTACTGTCTGCTTGTAGCGCTACGCGACAACGGACAGTAGTAGTCAGCGTGTATGAGTATCCGATGCAGCTGGATTCGGTAAAGATCCCTGCAGATTCAATAGTTCATTACCGTCAGGAGATCCGCAAGCAGGAGAACAAAAAGAACTTCTGGAAGGGAGCCACCATCACCATGCTGCTGTTCATCCTACTGGAAATATTCCTCACTATATGATCGCATTTTCTTACGGTATAATGGTAGCGATTTCCTTTGTCACGCTGATAGGAGTGATCTACTCATGGATTGAAATGAAATTCGATCAGCGTTCGACAGTGGTATTTGATATGGATGGAGTTCGTTCCCCTGAAGAAATGAAGATCATCCACGAATACTATCTTCCCACCAGAGCAGCGGTGTTGATCCTGTTAACAATGGCCGCGGATATCCAAGCCTTCTGGCCATGGCTGGCGCTGTTTGTATTCTGTATGTCCATCTTCTGGATATGCTTCGATATCTTCTGTGCAGTGGTATGGCTGGGTAAGCCCTGGTATTATGCGGGAGATCCTCCACCGTTCGGGTGGGATCCTATACTGTTCTTCTTTCTGAAGGGAGCCATCCTGGCGGCAAGCTTATGGATCTACATCCGGTTGTCGACATAAAATAAAAGGGGCCGAAGCCCCCGTTATCACAATTAAAGCAGAACAACAGAATTGATTTCATTAATGAGCGCTTTCTTATCCTGTTCCATCAACTTCATTATGTCAAACACTTTTTCGCTGAAGCCAGCAAGCGCATAGACATTGTGTTGTGGGAACTGCATGGATCCGTATCCTTGCAAGTCAAACGAATATACAAAAGGATCAGCCTTCAACTTTTGTTTGTATTGATTAAAAGTTGACACTGGTGAGTTACCACCCATCCACCCTTGCATATCAGACAGGATTATAATCCGATCATACGCTTTGTTAGCGGTCTGAAAGATTGCATGGAAGTTAGTTCCACCTGAAGAAAACTTCACCGAGTTTGCGATAGTGATCACTGAATCAGAGGAGTTAACGTTCACGTATTTAGCGTTCTCTTGAAACAGAATCAAATCGCAATCATTGGACTTCACCAGCACCGCTGCAAAGAGCGACCCTATCTGCGCTGGCTTGCCATTCATCGAGCCGGACACATCCAGCACCACCAGGGTCCGTCCATCGAATTTAGGCACATTCGCACAGGCGATATCCACGGCTTGATTTAGGGCCTTTACAGTAGCTCTCACCTCTTGTGAGGAATCCAGCTTGTTAATTTCCTCAAACGCAGTGGTGAAACGGAAAGGCAGTACCAGTGACTTCCTGATCAGCTTCTCATCAACGAGCATCTCCAATGCTTGATCCAGCACCTCTGGAGCCTGTTCAATGATGTTCCGCAGGTTCCGTAACAGGGCGAAGTAGCCGATCTTCCTGGTGAGGATAAGCTCCTTCCACGCATCCGACTTTGCCTCCGCTGCATCCTCAGCCTTGCCAGCCTCGGATAGCTTGGCCTCCCAGGTATCTTCAGACTTCAGCGTACCCGCTATTAGGGAGGCTAGCGCCTTCGCGTTCTTATCGACTGGCGTTGGGTGCAGGATGTTCGCTGCGTCCACCAGTGAGAATCCCTTGCCCTCTCCACGGTACTTGGCCAGCTGGTAGCCATCGAACTTGTCGAAAGCTTTAGCCAGACCAGCCTTCATCGCGTGAGTCATCTTGCCCTTGGCATAGGACAGGATCTCGGTGATATCGTCAGGCCGGTACACCACGGAGTTATAGAAGCCTTTAGCACATGGATTACCCTTGAGGAACCCCCCTAATTTCACTGCCGCTACGTGTGATATGGATCGCATACCAAACTTGGTACGTCCATACACAATGGCCTTGGCCGCAAATTCAGGATTGATCTTAGGCAAGAGAGACTCTAATCTATCGAAGCCAGTTTCTTCCTTCTGGTAGAACTGATTTTGCGCGAATGAAGTAAGCAGGATGGAAACGAATTCCAATTCTGGTGTCTGGGAGAAGGCCTCGCCTCCGGCCAGGTTGGTCACCTTGGTAGGTGATTCTTTAACATTGAACTTTGCCATATAATTAAAATAAAAAGGTCACTAATCATCCTCTGATAGTGACCCTTCAATAACATGACAGGAAATACCTCAATCGGAAATTTAGCGCTCTACCATTGAGCTACTGGGTTTCCCCAGATTGGATTCGAACCAATAACCACTCGATCCACAGTCGAAGTAACCGATTAATCGTCACTGTCAAGATCATTGATAGGAGAAATCGCTGCTGGGAGTGTTTCATTGCTCGAAGTATCCCAATGGCTCGTCACTATCAAATATGTATAAGAGGAAATAATGTAGCTGGGTGTTTTCTGTAAGCTTTCGAAGTAACCCAACTGCTCGTCACTCTTAATGTTTTTTTTCAATAAATTCTTGTACGATCCGTCTGATCATACTGGACACTGTCCTCTCCCCGTAATCGGGGGCCATCTTCTTTAATTTTTTGACCCATTCGTGGTCTATCCAGAAGTTGAATCTCGTCATGGCGGTAGCAAGGTACAAAGGTGCGTATTAAATACATACAATTTTATTAACTATATTTACATATGCCTATACTATACCTAATCCTGCTGCTGGCCATACTGGGTGTGGTCATGTATCTAATCAACAAACATGTACCAATGGACGAGCCGTATAAGAAGCTACTTAACTGGGTAGTCATCGTCGCTGTAGTTATCTGGCTCTTGCGCGAGTTCGGTGTGTTTCATTACTTACGTGACATCACCGTCTAAGCTGGATAAACCATACTACTCCGCAGAAGGTAGTGAACATCACCATCAGGTACACACCGTACATCATCTCCTCATTAGTCTTGGCGTGTGAATACCACATCGGTACAATGATGAAGGCCAGTGAGATGATCACGCCTAACATGATGCAGAGGAGGAATCTACCAGCATAATACCAGATCGATACATCGTTTGGTTTTTCAAATGGATCCATTATGTTTAGTTATAAGTGAACATATATAATATCTTGTACTCTCCCACCCTTCTGCTGGTAAACACATAACTATATTCTCAAGGCATTTCAATAGTTCCGCTTTGTCAACCTGAAGTTGTTCACATTTATAATATAACTCATCTTTGACCTTTATTATTTGCTGTAGCCTCTCATTTTCTGATCGGGAAGCGGTAGCACCGTGTATGTAACCCTTTGCGTACATACGTTCATCATAGTCTGAGTGTCCCTGTCCAATGGAATACTTTCTAGCCTCGAGTACTATTTGTTCGTCATCCATCACGATACTATGATTGTTCGGTTGACTAATTTCGCTCCAGGTACGTCAATGCCCTCCATCAGATCGTGTTTGAGCCTTGCCTCATTCAGGTCAAAGTAGATCAGCGGGATCTTGGTGAGGTCAGTCACCGCTACTTCACGCTTGTTACGTGTATGTCCGTTGACCTGTACTTCTGTCTCTGCCAGCTTGCGCTCCAGTGTCTCAGGCTTGGTGATACGGCTATCCTCCAGTATCCGATACTTAGCTACAGCAGCGATACGCTCCTGCTCAGTATACCAGCTGTCCATCTGTTCCTTGACTTGCTTGATACACGCCTCCAGTTTCTCTTCCAGCGGCTTGAAGTATTCACGAATCTGCTTGGTAGTTTCCAGCGATGGCTTGAGCGACTTATCCTTGAGTGCCTTCGCTTCCTTCTCAGCCAGCTTGAAGGTTTTGAGCAAGCTGCCACCAGCCTCAAACTCTGCCTTGCTGTTACACTTGTAATCTGTTGCGCGGTTGATTTCACTCTTGAGTGATTTCTCCATTTTTACGATCTCTTGCATTATTCTTCTATGTTTAAAAAGTTAACGTATCTTTTATAAATATCTGATTCCTTACCAAATGTCCACCTGACTACAGGCTGAACCAACCACTGCAAAACAACAAGTATCAGTACGATGATGAATAGCATTAACAATCTGATGACTGTCCATACTACCGCTGCTATTTTTTCCATCTGTTTTCAAGGTACTGTAAAACGTACTTGGCAAACTCGGTGAGAAACTCATGGTCATCGAACATGAAAATCTTTTCCTTTCGGATAACAGCGAGGTCATATCTTTCCTTCAGACGCTTGGCTGATTCTTTATTGAACTGGATCATTTTTTCCATGACTTAAACCTGTAATAAAAATCTTCCCAGCTCTTCACAATCACGTATATGCCACCAGCCCTTTCTAATCTGGACTGAAATTCTTTTTGGACTTCACTCTGTGTATCCCGGCCAATCTTCACTTCGATCGAATAGATCCGTCCTTTGAGAACAATCTGCAAATCTCCCTGACCAACGTTATGTCCTGGTAGCCACATGCCCTTCATCTGACGAGTACGACCGATCACATCCACTACCGTAGCTCCGTTACGGAATCTTCCTTCGGATCCGGTACGCTGACACATGATGCCTTGAATTGTACAGAAGTCAAGGATGGCCAGGGTCAATCCATTGGCCGTCTTGTCGGAGTATACCTTGCGATAACGGCCATGTTCAGGTACGTTCGGATGCTTGGCCAAGTCGTACTGGAAGCGGGCTTCAGTTAGGTCTTTGAGTGTCATGTTTGGAGAGAACTTCTTTAGCTTTTAACAACGTTGGATTTTCCATTGCTGCTTCGTATTGGTATGATTCAACCATGTCATTCAACGCCTCAAGTAGTTCCGCTTTGTCGGCTGCTAGTTTTTCACATTGATATACGTAGGCAATATACAGTTCCTTCAGTCGCTCGTTCTCTGCCTTGAGCGCAGCGAGTTCATCCCTCAGTGTTTTATCCCGCCTGTCATTAGCGGCTGACATACCGTAATAAGCTTCCATGTCTTCGGGTGTCATATTTTCCTCCGTTTCCGTAAGTACCACCATCCCAATAGCAATCCAGCGATGAGCAGGATCACCGTACCTGTGAGCGGAACAGGTTGTCCTGTGCGTGGATCAACTTCCCCTGGATTCCCCGGAGGTTGTGGTTGAATTAGTGTGTATGTCATCGGTAATAAAAAGCATCCTGTAATTTCTCAGGGTCCGACTCTACGATGTAGCCTCTAATGGTTACATCAGGGTTGTACCCGAATCGATATGAGCTTCTACTTTCATATCCGTAATTAATTTCAATATTCATTGGATCAATCGTAGCCACCACAATATTATCTTTATTGACAATGTACAACTTGGCCCTCTCAAGATCCCCATCAACATGGACGAAGTTCTTCACTTCTTCCGGCTGATATATCTCTATACGATCCGACTTCTTAACTATTTCCTTCCCCAGGAATGGCAACGCACTCAGGGAAGGTATTATCGCCAGGAATTGACTTCTGTTCATTTGTTTCTATTCGTTTACGCGCTGCATATTCTCGTTGATACTCGGCTTCCTTGTCAGCCCGTGTGTACTTAGTGCGAGTCCGATAGACCCGCTGATATAATTTACGTTCTTCTCTTGAATACATTACTCTTGAATTAGTTCTAACTCAGGTTCCTTACCTCCCTTAATCGTGTGATAACCATTGAAATTTAACTTGATCTTAGTTCCGTCCTCAAACTCAATCAAGAGTTTATTGATATCACATTCATAGCAATCGACAATGCGCTTGCCTTTCAGGTCTTGGGGTAGGATGTTCATTTTTTGGTTCCTCGTTTAATTAAGTCTGCTAATGCGTCTTCTTTGTTTTGTTTTGTCTGCAGTGCATAGAGATGCCAACGCATCACCACATCCTCAGGCAACCTGGAATTGATCGCCTTCCTTGATTTTTCTTTGTCTTTCATTTTGGTCCAAGTTTTAATATAGAATCCTTTTTGTTCTCGTAATGTTTTCGCAGCACCAGGTGGATATCGATCAGGTGATTCAACTCTTCTCTTCCTTCCTTCAGGTAATCCGGGTAATCCAGTACCGGCAGGAAGAACAACGGGTGGCCTACTACCTTCTTAGCCTGACCAATAAACTCAAAGCTCTTAATACCCGGGGCTGACATATACAATGCAGCTTGCCGGAAATAATCGAACTCACGGCTCTTCTTAAGAAAGTCATCCTCGCTCGTACAACTGGTTCCCTTAAGATCCCATACCTTCTGCGCCTTGCGTATATCGAGGTACATAAGTATAAGCGCACCACGATAAATAAACTGAATCTCGACCTCTGTCTCGGCTCCACGTAAGATCGGCTTAACTCTAGGATCCTCACGGAAGCTCTTCGCCATCTGTCCGCACAAGTAATCATCTTTCTCCAGGACTGTTTCTTCTTCATCGGGTTCTAATGCTCGTTTATGATGCTCTGTACCAAAGGTTAGAAAGGACTCGGACCCGAACCACTGGCTCTCTCCGATCAGCGCTCGTTTCAACGTACTCAAGTATGAGTTGCTGATGTGAGGCTTGTCCGTACGCACTACGTGTGCAAGGTGTAACACTTTCTCAACTCCGGTTTTAGCCTTCATGCCTATTGGGATCAAGTAACTTCTCAAAGTTCTGCCGTTGCTCCAGGTGAGCCATCAGTCCGTCCACACCGTCCTTGTGCTGCTCGGCAGCAAACTTGGACATTACCATCAGGCACAGCGCCATGACAGATTGCTTATGGTCCTCGTTTGATTTCTCCAGGTAATCAAAGCAAGCTCTTGCCAGCTCCAGTATAAGCGGCTTCTCGGGAGATGAACCCCCAAGTTCAACGAGTATATCTATATGATCTTTTCTCATAGCGCTTCAAGTTGTTCAGCTAACCGCTGAGTTTGGTCTTCAACATATGACTCGGAACAAGTGATAAGATTATCACCATAATGGGCGGTATCGAATCCAACGATCCAATGACCTTTGAAGTCTTCAGGCCAGCTAAAGCCATCCGGCATTTCTCCATCGTGATAGTGGTTGCTATATGTGAGTCCACCGTGAACGTCCACAGGGATATCATAATAAGGTACACCATAATACTTGTGTCCTTCAGGGATAGCAACGTAACCACATCCCCAGCCTGCCTGCATGTATGCTCTCATACCACCCCATGGTGCTGGTCTTACTACTGTCTTCATAACTCTCTAAGGTTTGAGATTCGTACTACATCTTCCAGTAACTCGATGATCTTCTCCTGATTCTTGACTCTGACATTGATCTTGTAATACCACAGGACAAATTCCCTGACCAGCACAAAGACAACGATAGAGAGTACTACAAAGGCAACAATGAAAATGGCTGTTGTTGCCGGATTGAAATTATTATAGTTCATAGTTTGCGACTCTTAAGTTCTTGTCTAAATATTTTTATCCACTTAACTTTTCCACCGAGATACCCTCTAGGTATAGTCATTTCTCCTTTACCATTCAAACACCTGATCACATTCTTGATGTGGTCGGTAGTCATATCCTTTACAGGTAGATGTCTCTTATCAGCGGTGATCCATAC